AACACCACTACCTGCCCGAGGTTGAGCATGTGGCCGCCGAGCTGCGGGCGCTGATGGACGCCACGCCGCGGACGTGCGGGCAGCTTGGCATGGCCGTGGTTGATGCCATTGCTGACGATGGCCTCAGAAACGCGGCGGGCGGCATCTACGCCACGAGCGTGCAGGAGTTTGCGACTGAAGTGCAGCGCGCCTTCGCTGAGCAGAACGGGCTGCAGATTCGTGGCCTGACTCTTGGGGCCTAACCAGGAGATGACCGGCGCCTCCGGCGTCCGGTCGATCGGACGTTAGGCGTAACTACCGGAGAGAGATGATGGACATTGAGAAGCTACAGAGGCAGTGCGAAGTGCTGCGCGCAGAACGCGATCACGCCCGTGCAAAGTATGACCGCGCAGTTCAGTTGCTGCTCGGCATTCACTCGCTGATGTACCCTCCACCGATCACCACAGCAGATGGCCGCACGATGGTGTTTCGGCCAACAGATCCAGACCCGCACACGATCCTGCAGGAGTTGAGCGACCGCATCAGAGCACTTTCGATGGACAACAGCGTTGCCGGGCTCGGTCCCTTGCAGCGCCCTGTTAGGCGTGTGGCCGGAGGGAAAGGAATACCGATGACCGCAAGACTTGATGACGGACTGCCGGCCGATGCCGTGCGCTTCGCTGGTGATCCAGCTCCGCGAATCCGGGTGTACCGCATGGACGACAACGAATGGTGGGCAGGCGCAAGCTTGGCCGACTGCGTGGCCGAGGGCCAGCGCCAATGCGGCGTCGAGTGCTACTCCGATCCTGACGAGCAGTACGAGCTGACCGACGAGCAGATGCAGCGGCTGGTGTTCATCGACGAGAGCGACGGCGCCGAGCCTCCTGTCAAGCGCACCTTCGCCGAGGAACTGGCACGGCGCATCGCAGCCGGCGAAGCCTTCCCGCAGCAGTTCGCTGCCGAAGACTGGTGACGCCTAACCAGGAGATCACCGGCCCGTAGGGTCCGGTGGATCGGACGTTAGGCATCAGGACACGGAGAACCACGATGAAGATTCTGTTTCTGCCCTCGAGCGCGCAGCGCCGGCGGCGCACCGGCGAGCCCATGCCGAACCGCCTGTTCCTCGCCGACGGGACCGAGCTCAAGGGACTGACCCACCTCGAGGCGGTGATCGAACAGGAGTGGGACACCCTCGAGTCGACCGACATCACCGCCAGCACGCAGCAGCCCATCGGCCGGAGCCGCAGCGTGGTCACGAAGCTGACCCTGACGTTCGGCCCCAGCAAGGTGGTCCGGGTCGACCGCGTGCCGACCAGGCGCCGGCGCTGAGCCAGCTACTTCAGCGCGCGGTACTGCCGCTCGCAGACGTCGCGGGCCCGGGCGGCACCGTCTGCAAACTCGATAGTTCCCGCTTCAGCTTCGTCCAGCCTTCGGCGCAGGTAGGCTGACAGCTCGCGGGCCGCGGTGGCTCCTTCGCCTCCTCCGCCAGCTCCGGGATCGCCGCCACAGGCCCGGGCCTCGAGAACGGCGAGACGGTCACGCAGCTCGCCAGCAGCAGACTGCTGCTCGAGCAGAGCAGCGCGAGCACGCGCCGCAGACTTCCTGGCTTCATCGATCGCCCCCTTCTTTTCCGACTCGCGGCGCGCGGTGGCCGCCTTCGCCTCGGCGGCGCTGGCCGCGCGCTCGGCGGCCGCGGCGACCTCCGCCTGCTGGAACTTGGCCCGCTCGGTGCGCGCCGCGTGCCGGTTGACGCCGCCCCAGATCAGGACGGCGATCAGCGCCCAGACCCACCAGCGCACGCCGCTGGCCAGCCCGAGCCCGGCCTTGATCAGTCCCACTCGGCCTCCTGCCCGATCGCCTCGAGGTCCGGCAGGTCGACCGTCTGCCCGGCGAGCTCGTGCTGGCAATCCTTGCAGTAGCGGATCTGCCCTTCGACGATGAAGTAGTGGCAGAGCCCGACCAGGTGCACAGACGGGTGGAACGTCGGCCGCTCCTGGTCGCCATTGAAGGACCACTTGTGCCCGTTCGCCTGCCCGCGCGAGTCGGTCGGGATCACGTGCATGCCCTTGCAGCCCGGGCAGTAGTGGCGCCAGGCCGGCGCGATGGTCGGATCCGAGTAGCCTACCTGCTTCAGCTTCACGCCCAACCCTCGCTGCGCTGCTCGCGCCGCTTGGACAGGATCCAGAAGCCCACGCCGACCAGGACCAGCGCGAGCAGCGCGCCAGGCGGCAGACCCAGAAAATCGGCCACAGGGCCGACGGCGCCGCGGATGGCACCCAGAGCACCCCGGATCGGATCGAGCGCGGCCGTGAGCCCGCTGGCCGCGCTGCCGACCTGCTCCAGCGCCGGCGCGACCTCGGTGCCGGCGGTGAGCACGCCGGCGGCCATCGTGACCACGGAGCCCTGCGCGATCGGGGAGCGGGTGAGCTTGGACTCGCCGTCAACCGCCTGTGGCATACGCTGCTGCGCCTCGTCTGGTTCGCGCATCATGTAGATGCCAGCCTCGCGCTGGCGCCGCTCTTCGAGGACCGGGTGCACTTGAAGTGGCGCCCCCTTCCTGGGGCGGTACTTGTTCCACAGTCGGAAGGCACGCGCAGCGCCGGCGTAGTCGCCCTTTCGGTGCAGACGGATCATCGATGAACCGCGCAGCCCTGGCAGGCCGATGTTGTAGGCGCAGAGCACCAGGCCGACGAGCTGGAAGGTCGTCGCGATGCCGTCAACCATCTCCATGACCTCGGCCATGTACCGATCAATCTCGACGCTGAGCATGCGGTTCATCTGGTCGCGGGTGATCGGCGGATCGCTCAGTTTCACTTTGCGTCCGTCGAGGTATGTCGTGGCACCGACACCCACAGTCGGGACGCCCGCGTCGCACAGGTAAGGCCTGAGCCTCTCACCTTCTTCAGAGCGCAGGTGGCGATCCAGTTGGCGCTTCGCTAGCTCTAGGTCTGCCATGCTGATATAACTCCCATATGGCAAAGGTTGAAGAGTGGCGCACCGTCGAGTCCAAGGGACTGACTTGGATGGTCTCGTCGCACGCGAGAGTGAAAGCGCCGCCGCATCAGACGCCATACACCAGGGTGCGAAATGGCAAAGTGTCGACGTTCAGCAGCAGCTTTCCGGAGAGAGAGATCAGACCGTGCGTGGCCCGCAACGGATACCTCGAGGTGGCGGTCCTGAAGCAAGGCAAGCGCGTGAAGGAGCGCGTGCATCGGCTCGTCGCTTTGGCCTTCTGCCCTGGCTTCCAGGATGGTCTGACGGTCAACCACGTCGATGGCAATCGGCTGAACAATCGTCCCGAGAATCTGGAGTGGGTGAGCCTTGCAAGGAACACCCAGCATCAGTGGGAAATTGGATTGATTGACCTCCGGGGCGAGAAGTCTCCGATGGCGAAGCTGACCAGCAAACGCGTCGTCTACATTCGCCGACTGCTCTCTCAGGGGATCCCGGCTCACACCCTCGCGATCGTTGCGGGCGTCAGCCAAAAGACCATCGTGAAGATTCGTGACGGCGGCGGATGGCCGACAGTGACATCGCGGCGGCCGGCTGTCGCCTGACAGCCTTGTGGGCATCACGGCTCGCTCCTGTTTCCGCCGTGCACGTGGCGCATGTGCTTCGGCGACAGCGGACGGGGCCGCTCAGTGCCCGACGGCGGAGCGTAGCGCCACCGCGAGAGGCTGAGCAGAAAGAAGATCAGCACGCCGGCTGCGACAGACGCTGTGCCCCAGGCGGCGAACTTGGTGAAGGACAGCAGAAACGCGTTGAACATGCCGAGCGCGAGCGCGGCGTGCTGAACGAACACCCGCAACGCGGTGACGCCTCGCATCATCTTCTCGATGCGGCACGAGATGATCACGCACCCGACCACCAGCATGGCGTCGGCCGCCACGGTCGGCAGGTTGCCGAGCGTCAGCTGGAACAGGATCAGCAAGACATCGCCGCCGCTCATGGCTTCTTCTCCTGCCCTTGGAGTGCCTGCCATTTCGAGTACAGCAGCCGCCCGAACGCCGCCCACTTGTCAGGTGCCGCGGAGATCAGGAACGCCACCGGCAGCAGGAACCCGGTGAACGAAGCGTCCGTGAAGTCGACCAGACGCTGCGCCAGGAACTGCGACGCCGGGACGGTCACGCCGATACAGATGATCAGCGTGATCAGAGCGTACACCCACGCCGGCAGCTTTGAGTCCATGTCGCGCCGGTACAGCCCGACCAGGAGCCCGGCGAACCACCCGAGCAGGATCAGCGCGTAGGCCGCCAGGAACTGACCTGCGCGCGGGCCCCAGAGCAGGCCCGCGACGGTCAGCGTCGCCGCCCAGAGCGACAGGTCGAGCTCAGGCCCGGGTGGTGGTGCGGCCATAAAGGCTCCGATAGACGTAGATGGCAAGCCAGAAGATGACCACGATGCCCACGGCGCCGAGGTCGAGATCCAGGCGCGCGCTGCAGATGGAGTGCCCGACAGGAACCGGCCACGGACGCACCATGTAGGCGAACGAGCAGAGTGCGACCTGCACCTCCTCGATCGACCACCACAGGGCCACCAGAGTGACCGGCGTCGACCGCGGCACCAGGCTGACCACCAGCCAGACCATGCTCAGTAGCGCGAGCGCCCCCAGCGCCTTGGACGCCAGGCCGCGCAGCTCGGGCGGCCACGCGTCGTACAGGTAGTGCCTCGCCCCCATGACCAGGAGCAGCACCACCGCGACATCAGAGCGGTTCGCTTGGACCACCGCCGCCACCTTGCGTGACCTTCGTGTCGAGCTTGCCGCGCAGCGCGAGCAGGACTTCGGACCAGGTGCGATCACCACGAAGGCGATAGGCGGCGGCCGCTGCTCCGATCAGGAGCCCGACCACGAAAGCGATCAGTGCAAGCATGAGGCTGACCTCCGGGAGTTGCGGTGGCGCGGATTATCCACCGGTCGGCGCGTCGATGAACGTCCGCAGGTCGATCGTCGCAGAGTCCTGCACCAGGCCTGTGGCGGTCTCGCGGATCTCGAAGAACAGGATTCGGATCGCGGCGCGGTCGGTGGACGCGTCGACATAGCCGGTGGTGAGCTCCCAGGTGCGCGCAGTCCCGAGCGTCTCCCAGGTGCCGACGGTCCCGGTGAAAGTCACAGGAGACCCCCCGTCGACCGAGCTGACCACCGTCGCGCGCACCTCGTACAGATCCGCCAGCGTCGGCTCGATCTCGCCGTACAGGTTCCATTCGCCCACCGGCGTCGGCGGCAGGTAGAGCGAGCTGGCCAGCGTGGCGTAGGAGAGCAGGCCGGTCGCGCCGAACGTGACCGAGCAGCGCAGGTCGCCGGAGTAGACGGTGGAGTCGGTGACGTCGTAGACCGCCGCGTCGAGGATCCGCGGCACAACCAGCGTGCCACCACCGGTGTCGACGCCACCGGAGTCGTCCGGAAGCCCGACGGGATCCTGGATCTCGCCAGGGCCGGGCAGCAGCGCGTTGTCGGCGGTGTGCACGCGCTCGTCGTCGATCACGCCGCTGATCTCGAACAGCTGCGCACCTTCATCCGCGAGGCCGCCGTCGGTGATTGCCTGGACCTTTACCAGCTCGCGCGAGCCGAGCAGCGGCCCGAGCAGGAACTTCGGACGCTCCCGGGTACCGTCGTCGAGCACCAGCGTGAACCCGGGGCCATCCGACAGCGTGACGTCGTACGAAGTCGGGCCAGGAGTCACGCGCTGGGCATCGGTGAGCAGCCCGTCGTCCTTGATGAACGTGATGTACAGGTCCCCGGCGTCCCAATCGGGCTCCTCCGACAGGCCCATCACCAGCGAGCCGGAGTCGTACTCCACGACGTCGCCAGACTGCGCGTAGCCGACCTGATCAGGCACCAGCGCCACAGGCGACATGTAGGCCGGCAGCATGCCCTGCATTTCGGTGGTGAAGGACGCCGCGCGCGTGCGGTAGGCAAGGTTCGCAGCTTCGTACAGGCCCTCGCGCTCGGCATGCTTGGCACCGACGATTCCCTCCAGCCGCTTGTGCACGGGGTTGGACATGTCGGACAGTTCCACGCCGGGCATCGGGCAGGGGATCTCAGTCCACTCGTTGGTCCGGTGGTCCTGATACTCGACGATGATCCCGTCCGGGCTGTTGCGAGAGCGCAGCTGCTCCGACACTGCGATGCCCGGCTGGCAGTTGCGCGGCGTGAAGGCGGTGACCGGTGCGTCGACGAACTCGTCGCGCGCGATGCTGATCACTCCGTTTCGCCGGAAGACACGAGAGCGACCAGCGCGAGCGATGAGCTGCGCCGCGTCCCACCCGTTGACGGTGCTGTCGAAGACGTAGTCGAAACGATCCTGGCGCGCATCCGCCTGCACCGCCAGGTCGTAGAAGGACTGCAGGTCGATCCGCGCGTCGGGCTTGTCCATGCCCCAGGTGCTCGAGGCGATCAGGTCCAGGCACCACCACACCCAATTGCGGGTGTGCTCCTCGGCATTCCACGTGAGGTCGGCGGCCAGCGTGCGGCAATAGGCCTGACAGATCAGCCGCAGGTCCCTGCTTGCCGATTGCGAGAGCTGGCTCGAGGCGCGCATGACCACTTCGAAGTGGGCCGCTTCCGGATTGAGGCGCGCCGGCTCCGCGAGGTAGGCGCGAAGCCCGATCCAGGCGAGCTCGTGCAGCGCCGACGGATCGGTGTCCTGAACGTCGGTGCGCACCAGGCGGACCTCGACGCGGGCCGGCGAAGGCAGGGTGTAGCGCTCCGACCAGCGCTGCGGTGTCGCGGTGGACGCCGTGCGCGACTCGTTGGCCCGCGTGGGCCCGGGCCCGG